ACCACAAGTAATGTTGGACTTATAAATATTACTTTTGTGGACATGAACCGCAAACTAAACTTCACTCCACTTGTCAACTCAATACCTACAGAATTTGCTTTTGATGGAGTTGATGCAAGCTACGACACCAAGGTAAATCTATATCCAATACCTGATGGCGTGTACACAATCAAATTTGCCTTGACAGTGCCACAGGCTACCTTGACATCAGATGCAACTGTTGTGTCTGTTGCTGACACTTTAGTCTCTCAGAATGCCTATGCCCGTGCTTTGGTAGAGCGTGGTGAAGATGGTGGTTTGACTTCATCTGAGGCATACCAGTTATATAGAGCCATGTTGTCTGACAGCATTGCATTGGAAGGAACTCGTTACCCTGAGAATCAAGAGTTTGTGCCAGTATGAGTCAGCAAATACAAACCTTTAGCATCTCAGCACCAGCACTTTATGGTCTGAATACGCAAGACTCACCTCTTGATCTTGCGGCTGGATATGCTTTGGTTGCGACAAATTGTGTGATTGACCAGTATGGTCGAATGGGTTCACGCAAAGGTTTCTCAAGGGTCAATGCGTCTAGTGGAAATCTAGGCGCTAATGACGTTAAGGTCATACATGAGTTAGTCCAAGCTGATGGCACTTTGACTGTATTGTTTGCTGGTAACAACAAGTTGTTTAAACTTGATGGGTCTAATGCTGTTGTTGAGTTGACCTATGGTGGTGGAGGTACAGCACCAACCATTACCGCAAGTAACTGGCAAACAGCATCTTTGAATGGCATAACTTACTTTTTTCAGTCAGGGTTTAATGCTTTAATCTTTGACCCTGCTGTTAGCACAACCACCTTTCGTAGAGTTAGTGAGAAGTCGGGTTATGTAGGAACTGTGCCTGATGCCAACATTGTAATTTCTGCTTTTGGTAGATTGTGGGCGGCAAACACTACAGCCAATAACGCAACAGTTTTCTTTTCAGACTTAATCTCTGGTCATGTATGGTCTACAGGTACTGCTGGTTCTTTGAACGTAAACAGTGTATGGGTAAATGGTGCTGATGAGATTACAGGTCTTGCAGCACACAATGGTTTCCTGTTCATCTTTGGCAAGCGTCAAATTCTTATTTATTCAGGTGCTACTGCGCCATCAACTATGATACTAAGTGACACTGTTGAAGGTATTGGTTGCATTGCAAGGGACAGTATTCAGACAACCAGCACTGATGTGCTTTTCTTGTCTAACTCTGGTGTTCGTTCTTTGATGAGAACAATTCAAGAGAAGTCTTCACCTGAGAGAGACTTGTCTAAGAACATTCGTAATGACTTAACAACTATCATTGCTGGTGAGACATTGGCAAATATTAAGTCTGTCTATTCTGAGCGTGAAGCGTTTTACTTGTTGACTACTCCATCTATAGGCGGTGTATTTTGTTTTGATACCAAGGCTTACTTGCCTGATGGTGCGGCAAGAGCAACAACTTGGGACTCAATAACACCAACAGCATTTTTGTCCCGCCGTGATGGTACTTTGTACATTGGTAAGAATGGCTATATTGGTTTGTATGGTACTTATCAAGATCACGACACTGCTTATCGTTTCTTGTACTACACAAACCATGCAGACCTTGGAAATCAGAACCAAACTTCTATTTTGAAGAAGTTGTCTACTGTAGTTATTGGCGGCACAAATCAGGTTGTTACCTTTAAGTGGGGCTTTGACTTTAAGACAAACTATTTGTCTGCTGACGATGCTATTCCTAGTCAGGGTGAGTCTTACTATGGTATTGCTGAGTATGGTGCTAATGCCACTGTAGTTGCACAATACTCTGATGGTGTTGCGTTACAGACTCTTACAGTTTCAGCATCTGGCAGTGGTAAAGTTGTTCAAACTGGATATGAATCAGACATAAATGGTACTGGTTTGTCTATTCAAAAGATTGAAATTCAAGCCAAAAACGGCAAAGTAAGTTAAAGGAATATTATGAGCAATTACACAAAATCAACCAATTTTGCCACTAAAGATAATTTAACTTCTGGCAATCCTTTGAAGATTGTTAAAGGCACAGAGATTGATACTGAGTTCAATAACATTCAAACTGCTGTTGCGACTAAGGCTGACTTGGTTAGCCCAACACTTGTTACTCCAGCATTGGGAACTCCAGCAAGCGGAGTGATGACAAACGTCACTGGATTGCCTTTGACTACTGGAGTAACTGGTACTTTGCCTGTCGCTAATGGCGGTACGGGGGTTACAACTTCAACTGGTTCAGGCAACAATGTTTTGTCTACAAGCCCTACTCTAGTGACTCCAGTTTTAGGTACGCCAGCTTCAGGTACTTTGACCAATGCTACTGGTTTGCCACTTACTACAGGCGTTACTGGAACTTTACCTGTTGCCAATGGTGGTACAGGAGTTACTTCTTCTACAGGTTCAGGAAACACTGTTCTTTCAGCTAGTCCTACTTTTTCAGGCACTGTAGTAATTCCTACGGCAACCATTACAACTGCAAATATTTCAGGTGGAACAATTACTGGAATTACTGACATAACAGTTGCTGATGGAGGCACTGGTGCTTCTAATGCGGCTGATGCAAGAACTAACCTTGGTCTAGTTATTGGGACAAACGTACAGGCTTGGGATGCTGATTTAGATACATGGGCAACTAAGACTGCCCCAAGTGGCACTGTTGTTGGAACATCAGATACACAGACACTGACAAACAAGACTTTAACTAGCCCCGCAATAGATGGAACTCCAACAGGTGTAGGTGTTCTTACCTCTGGTACTGCTGTTTCTGTATCAGGCACAAGCGTTGACTTTACAAGCATACCAAGTTGGGTAAAGAGAATTACTGTAATGTTTAATGGAGTAAGTACAAATAGTACAAGTCCAATTATTGTTCAATTAGGAACATCAAGTGGCGTACAAACCAGTGGCTACATAGGAACAATGAATCAAAATCAGCAATCACAAAACAATGTGGTTACAACCCTTTCATCTGGTTTTACCATAGTAGATGCAACAGGTGCTTTAGCATCTCAAACTATGTATGGCGCAATGACACTAACTTTCTTTTCATCCAATGATTTTATGGCTTCAGGATTATTTGGAAGCCCACCAGCAACAACAAGAATGTTTAGTTTGGCTGGTTATAAGTCATTAGGTGCGACTTTAGACCGAGTTCGGATTACCACTGTCAACGGCACTGACACCTTTGATGCTGGCAGTGTAAATATTATTTTTGAGTAAACATGATTACACACCACTTTTCTGATGGACTGTATGCCAAGGAAGCTAGGTTTCCTGCTGGTGTAGCCATCCTAAAACACACCCATAACTTTAGTCACTTGTCTATCTTGGCTGAAGGCAAGGTTGCCGTGTTGCGTGGTACTGAGATTGATATTGTTTCTGCCCCTGCTTGCATTGAGATTAAGGCAGGATTGATTCATGGGGTTAAGGCGATAACTGATTGTGTTTGGTTTTGCATTCACGCTACAGACGAGAAAGACCCGTCTAAGGTGGATGAAGTTTTGATTAAGGGAGATTGATATGCCTATTGGTGCAGTATTAGGATTTTTAGGGGCGCAAGAACAAGCGTCTGCTACTGAAGCGGCAGCAAATACATCTGCGGCGGCTCAACGTGAAGCGGCTAGATTAGCTGCTGAAGCGGCTAAGTTTCGCCCTGTTGGTGTAACTACTCGCTTTGGTTCATCTAACTTTCAGATGTCGCCTGAAGGCTACTTAACTGGTGCTGGTTACACTGTCAGCCCTGAGTTACAAGCCTATCAGAATCGCTTATCAGGTCTTGCTGGTGGTGCTTTAACGCAAGCAGAGATGGCTCAACAGCAGTATGCACCTTTACAGGGAGCAGCTTCAGGGTTGTTCCAAACTGGTCAGCAGTATCTGAATCAACCCGCCGATCAACGCTTGGGTGGTATTGCAAACCAATACTTAGGAAATCAGCCTAACTTTGGGGTTGGCAACATAGGTCAACGCTTACTTAATCAAGGTCAAGATCAGCAGTTAACTGACATTGCACGACAACAGTTTGCTCCATCAGCGGGCGCTCAAGCACTTACCTCGTTAGGTCAACAGTATGTTGGTCAATCTCCTCAAGATGTTGCGGCTAGATATATGCAACAACAACAGGATTTGCTTGCTCCTAGCCGTGAACGTCAGATGGCTCAGTTGCAGAACCAGTTGTTTCAACAAGGTCGTAGTGGTTTGTCTGTAGGTGCTACGGGGACAAGACCAAGTGGCGGGGCAGGATTGGGTGCTTCTAGTCCTGAGTTAGAAGCCTATTACAACGCTATGGCTCAACAAGATGCAGGGTTAGCTGCTCAAGCCCAACAAGCTGGTCAGCAGAATGTTGCGTTTGGTTCAAGTCTGTTAGGTCAAGGACAGGCATTAGGTCAAGGTCAGATTGGTTTTGGTACGAATATTCTGGCTCAACAGCAAGCACAAGAGGCGCAGCGTTTGGGTTTAGGTTCAGCATTTACAGCCCAACAGCAAGCATTGGAACAAGGTCGTTACGGCTTTGGTGCAGACTTGTTGACTCGTCAGCAAGCTATGGAGCAGGGTCGTACAGCTTTTGGTGCTGGTTTGTTTGGCACTGGTGCAAATATATTGGGTCAGTATCAAGCTGGTCAGGTTGGCGCATTGAGTCCATTTACAGCTTTCTTGGGTACAAACCAATCAATTGAGCAGATGGGTCAACAGCCTTTGACATTGGGTGCTGGCTTGGGTGGTCAATCGGCGGCTTATGGCGCTAATGCTGGTAGTAGCTTACTGAGAGGTGGATTAAGTGCCGCATTAACTCAACAACAAGGTCAAGGATTTAATCCTATGGCTGGTTTTTATCAAGGATTGGCTAACAGTCCAAAACTGCAAACTGGATTTGAGAATTTATTTAATCCATCTCCTTTTAAAACAAGTGCATTCTCTGATTCTTACCAAGCAAACATTCCTGTAAACAATCAATCCTCTGGCTACTACTAAGGAATAATCATGGCAACATCAGACATTCTCGGTCTATTTACTACTCCTGAGCAGTACCAGCTTGCTCAACAGCAAGCGCAACAGGCTCAAGCTATTCAATATGCAAATCTTGACCCAATGGCTAGGGCTAACTATGGGACTTTTCGTGCTGGTCAGCGGTTAGGTGGTGCTATTGGCGGTGCTTTGGGTGGTCAAGACCCACAGTTGCAGATGATTTCAATGCGTCAACAGTTGGCTAGTCAGTTAGATCAAAATGACCCTGCGTCATTTATGAAGGTTGCTCAATTAGCGGCTCAGTCTGGTGATCCACAATTTGCTATGGCTATTGCTGATGCTGGTAGACAAATGCAAGCTGGTATGGCTACTGCAAGAAAAGCAACTGCTGAAGCAGAAAAAGCTGAACTGACCATCAAACAAGAAAAAGATTTTCGTGATGAGTTGTCTAAGTTGGTTGATCCAACAGAAGAAGATATTGTGCGTGTTGCAACTAAGTATGGTTCGTCTGATAAGGTTTTGTCCATTATACAAACGTCTATTACTAAAGCAAAAGATCGTCAAGAAAGACTTGATATTGCAAATGAAAGAGTACAAGCACGTTTAGATGTAGAAAAAGACAGAATACAAGCACAAAAAGATCGTGACTTAGACAGAGCAACTACACAAAAAGAAAGAGATGAGGCTCAAAGAAAGTTTGATGAGCGCATGAAACAAGCAGATAGAGACTCAAAAGAGGCTCTTGCAAAGATTGTTGGTTCTTTCAAACAACCTCCTGCTCCAACTCTTACAACAATACAAAATCCAGAAAATCCAAGCGAAACTATTACTGTTGATGCAAGAATATATCAAGGTGGTGGTAAAAATGCCGCTGGTGTTATTGGTCTTGGTAAGCCATCTGCTGCACAAGAAAAAGCTACATTGCTAAAAACACAAATGGGCAAAGACCTTGATTTTGCAATAACTGAATTAACCGACATAACAAAAGAAGGTGGTCTTATTGACCAATCTACTGGTAGTGGTGCGGGTCGTCTTGTTGATCTTGGCGCAGGATTCTTTGGTCAAGCGACTAAAGGCGCAATAGCAATAGGACAGCTAGAGCCTGTTGCAGACTTAGCCTTAAAAATGGTTCCCAGATTTGAAGGACCACAGTCAGATAAAGATACTAAATCGTACAAAGAAGCGGCTGGTCAATTAGCTAATCCAACTTTACCAACAAAGATAAGAAAAGAAGCTGGTAAGACAGTTTTGCGTTTAATGAAAGAACGTAAAAATCAGTTTGTTACAAAAGAATTAGCATCTGAAGGTGTTGGTGCTTCACCAGTTAGTAATCCATCTAGCGGGCAAACAAGTAAAGGCACAAAATTTCAAGTTTTGCCAGATTAAGGAAGAATAATGCCAAAATATCTAATTGAAGGTAAAACAGTTCAAAGTGAAAAACCTCTAACTGAGGCTGAGATTGATGAAATTGCAGAATCTATTAGTTCCGCTTTTTCTGGAACTGACTTTCAACCAACTCCAACTGGTACTGTTGTAGATCAAATTCCAACTGGTGGTTATGCTCCTGCCCCTGCGTTTGTGCAAACACCTAACTTGTCTACAGGACAAAAGGTTTACCAAAATATAGTTAGACCTGTTCTTGCTCCCACCATTGAAATGGGTGGTGCTGTTGGTGGAGGATTGTTAGGAACTTCTCTTGGTCCTGCTGGAATTGTTGGTGGTTCTGGTCTTGGTTATGGTCTTGCAAAAGAAGGATTAGAAAACATTGATGTTGCACTTGGTTTAAAACCACCAAGACAAGGTGCGGCTCTTTTAACTCAGCCACTTGGAAATGTGCTTGAGGGCGCTACCTATGAAGCTGGTGGTAGAGCAGTTGCTCCATATCTTGCGCCAATAGTCCAAAGAGTAACTGAAGCTGGCAGAGGTTTGCTTAGTCCAGTTGCGAAAATGATTACAGAATCAGATTTAGCAAAGAGATTGCCGTTTAACTTGTCTGCCGTAGATGAGGTTCAAGGTCTTGTTAAGCCGCAAGCATCAACTGAACAAGTAAAAGCAGCAAAGATTGCATCTCAAGCATTGGGAGCAGATTTGCCTGAAGTCTTAAATAAATTAAGAAATGCATCTCCAGACGCATCTATTGCTGAAGTTACCGCATCTCTTGAAAACCCAACATGGCAAGCATTAGTTAATGAAGCATTAGAACGTGACCCTCAATTTCTAAGAAAAATTCAATTATTTGGTGATGATGAATCACTTAAAGCATTGTCAAAATTAGCTGGTGGTGGAAATGCCGCAGAGGTTCGTACAGTTTTGGACAATGCCAAAAAAGCACTAAATGTTACAACTACACCACAACGTGAAGCCGCATTGAGTCGAGCAAATCTTGGCAAATCTGTTGCTGAATACGAAGCTACGGCAGGAAAGTTGAGTGAAGATGCTGCCGCAAAAGTAGCTGATGTTAGACGTTTAATAAATGCTGGTGAGTTAGCAGAAGCCGCTGGTAGACTTGAATTAATTAAAAAAGGTATCCCTGTTGGATTTACCAGATATACATACAAAGGCGAACTTGGGGTTATGGCAGATCGTTGGGCAACTGATGCTGCTAATGCTTCGCTTGATTTAGGGCAAGGCGCAAGATTTTCACAAGCCGCCGCAGACTCTTTAAAGTCGTTTGGTATACAGCCATTGAAAACTGATACTCTTATTGCATCAATTCAAGGGATTACAAAAAATCCAAAGTTTGCTGGAAACAAAGATTTGTTAAATTCAGTAGATGCGGTTGCTGATGATATTGCAAAATGGACTGATAAAAATGGTGTTATTGATGTAAATGCTTTGGAAGCAATTCGCAAGAACTCAGTTAATGGTGTTATTCAAAGACTTTATCCAAACGCTGATGCAACAACACAAAAGAAACTTGCTTCAAATGTTTTGGGTTCAATCAGACCTCTAATAGATGATGCTATTGAAGCTACTGGTGGCGCAGGATGGAAAAAATACCTGTCTAACTATCAAGAGGGTATGCAAAAAATTGCAGAGCGTAAGCTAACTGGAGAAGCCTTGCGTTTATGGAAAGAAGATAAAAATGGGTTTGTGCGACTTGTGCAAAATGACTCTATAGAAGAAGTTGAAAAAATTCTTGGTGTTGGGAAATATGACATTGCTCAAGAATTGTCTGAAAGTACATTAGCTGTTTTAAGACAGCAAGCCAACAAACGCATGACTCAACTGTCTGTTCAAAAACAAATTGGCGAAGGTCAAAAAGCAGTTGCTGAGTTAATTAAGCAAAATACTTCTATCATGCGTTTACCATCATTTATTAACGTCTTTGCGGCGGCTGGTAACAAAGCATTGACTGAGTACGAAAAAGCAATTGGTGTGAAAACAATGAGGATTTTGACTGATGCAATGAAAAGCCCAGAAGGTGCTCAAAACCTTTTGAAAGCATTGCCAGAAGCAGAAGTAAACAGGGTTACAGAGTTACTTTTGAATCCCAATACCATTCGTGGATTGTCAAGAGACTCAGAAGAATAAGGACACAAAATTGACCCAATCTCTATTTGTCTTCTTGCGGCTGGCTTGGTTAAAAACATCCAAGCTGGCTGTGAACTCTATAAGCAAGCTAAAGAGTCTTTCGTTGAGATTAAGCGAACTGGTGAAGAAGTTGTTGCCATTGGTAAAGAACTTCATGGATTCTGGAATCAACTACTTGGGTTCTTTGGTAGCAAGCCAAAGGCTCAAGCTGCAAAGCCTGTTGGCAAGAGTAAAAAATCTGATTACGTTGCAGTTGATGAAACTCAAGTCAAAACAGAGATAGTAAAGAATTTAAGTGAGTTCTTCAAGTTGCAGTCCATGCTTGAGGAACACATAAGGGAAGCTGAAGAGAAGTCTAGAACTGTAGTCTTTGATGAAGATGTAAACCTGATGGAAGAAGCCCTAAACAGGGTTCTTGCACAGCAGGAAATGGATAGGTTGGTAGTTCAGATCAGAGAGTGCATGGTCTATCAATCTCCACCTGAGATGGGTGCTTTGTATTCTGAAGTGTTCAGCATGAGAGACATCATTGCTGAAGAACAAGCAAAAGCAAGGAAAATGCGGGATGCAGAACAATGGCAACGAAAGGAAAGAGAGCGCCTCCTAGCAGAAAAGCAAGCGTATCTTCTAGTGACTATCCTTTGCCTCCTCTATATATGGCTTCTGATAGGGTTCATAAGCAAGATTGGGAGAGCGTAGTGGGATGGATTGCTGCTTGTTTGCTTGTAATAGTGTTGTTGCCTATTTTGGGTATGCTATACATAGATGTTTTGCAAGCCAAGCATGAAGCTAAACAACAGCAGGAAAAAGTGCAAAAGCTGATTAAACAACTTGAAAGGGAGAAGCAGGAATGAACATTTACTGTATTTGGGGTTTATCAGTTTTGTTGGTGTTGCTAGTGGGTTGTGATGACCGCTACCGCTATCCTTGCCAAGACCCAAACAATTGGGCTAATGTTGAATGCAAGCCCCCAATTTGTACCGCATCTGGCACTTGCCCAGATATGTTAGTTAAACCAGAGGAGAAGAAGTAATGGCAACCATTGGATATAAACCTAACAGCCGCCTAACTGCTGATGAGATTGAAGTCAGAGTATGGGCATTCGTGATTGTGGTCTTGGTGAGCATTTTGTTGGCTTCTATGGGGATGTTCTTGTACTCAGTTTCGTTTGTTACGCAACCAATGAACGGCAGTATGGCGGCAATAGACAAGGTGTACACCCAACAGATTAGCACCATCATGGTGTTTATTACGGGTGTACTTGGTGGTGTAGCTGGTAGGTCTGGAGTCAAGGCAATAGCAACTGCTACAGCCAAGGCAGAAGCCACTGATACTGACGAGCCGCCCAAACCATGAGTTTGTTTAATCCTTGGGTGCTTTTGGGCATCCTGATGGCGGTTTTGTCTGCTGCTGGCGGTGGTTATTACAAGGGTGGCGAGGATGAGAATGCTCGTCAACAGGCTGAAATAGCCTCTTTGAATGCCATTGCGAGGGAGAAGGAACAAGCCTTAGTTCAAGCTGTAAACAAGCAAACAACACAATTATTGAAGGTGGAAAACAATGCAAAGATTCAGATTGCGAAGCGTGATGCCGCTATCAGTGCTGGTACTCTCAAGTTGCGGATTCCTGTCCAAAGCCCCGTCTGCCCCGTACACACCGCCTCAGATGCCCCCACTGAGTCCAGAGATAGCGTTCAAGCAACAGCCGAACTTGACAGAGAGACTGCTAAAAATCTTATCGCCATCACAGACGATGGAGACAAAGCCATCAGACAATTGAATGCTTGCATAGATGCGTATAACACTGTTTATCAAACCCTGAAAGGAACAAAATGAACTTATCTGCCAACTTTACCCTTAAAGAACTAACAAAATCTGACACAGCTACCCGTCTTGGTATCGACAATACACCTGATGATGAGGCACTGGAGAACCTAAAGACTCTTTGCGAAAAGGTGCTTCAGCCTGTGCGTGAGCATTTTGGTACGTCTGTCACTGTTAACTCAGGTTATCGTAGCCCTGAGTCCAATGCGGCTGTTGGCGGGTCTAAGACCTCTGACCACTGCAAGGGCATGGCGGCAGATATAGAGATTGTTGGCGTTGCCAATGCTGATTTGGCTCAGTGGATTATGGATAACTTGGACTATACACAGCTTATCCTTGAGTTTTACACACAGGGTATCCCTGATTCGGGTTGGGTTCATGTGTCGTATGACCCTAACAACCTCAAGAAACAGGAAATGACTGCTGTCAAGGTGGCTGGGAAGACTCAGTATCTTCAAGGACTACAGGCTTAATAAGCCGCCTACAGAAGTGTTTAGGGGTGAGGTGTTCGTACAAGATCACCTCACCGCACTTCTCGCATAACCAAGCGTGACCCATATCTACAGTGGTGGTGGTGTTCCTGTTACCACCTTTTGCCCTGCCGTAAAAGGTTCTTATCTTACGAATCATTTCTTGTTGAACTCAGCGTAAGCATCAGCAAACTTTGCCTTTTCTTCTTGTTGGCAGATGTATTTAAACTTTGCGAGGGCAAGCCACATTGCTGGTACTTTACGACAAGCCCAAGCATCGTTTGCTTTGTCTATGGCAAAGTCAGGCATGAGGAATCCAGCTTGCCTAGCAAGGATTACTAATTCAATGTCTGGTTTGTAGGACTCCATCTCTTTAGGAGTCATCATTGCGTCAGGTGTCATTTGCTTGATTTCGCCCGTGAATAGACAGTAACTTGCTGCTTAGATTCAAGACCAATTTTAGCTTGTGCAGCATGACCCCATGCCCTGCCTTGAGCAATCATCCTGAGTTCCTTGTCTCTTGTCCAAATTGATGGAGTGCCATCATTCCAATCAAACACATTCTTTGGCTTATTCATGCTTGTCCCCTTGCAAATCTACTGTCTTTTAGGAATGATCTCAGCCACTTGCCTTTGCCCAAAATGACCCACTCTTTGTATTCGCTCTCGGTCAACTTAGCGGATACACCTCGCCCATTCTTGGTCATCTCTTTTCTAACTCTTGGCGCTGGTGTTTCTTTCATGTCTTCATATCCCTGATGTAAACAGTCAAACTGTCAATAGTGTCTTTGCCAAAGCCAGTTAGCTTCTCAACCTCTAGCGCCACTTCCTCAATGACTTGATCTCTATATGGGTTGGTTGATATGGCTGCTTGTACAGCACGTTTACGCCATAAGCTACGCTTCTCCATCTCATTGAATCCTTCATCTTCATCAGTCATTCTTTACCCTTTTCTTGATGTGACTTACAACAATGATTCGTTGAATCTTCTTGCACATATATCTGTTGTCAGGTGTTCTTGTCCACTCGCACATTGGACACTTCACTACTCGTCTACTTCCTTGTTTAGTAGGTACAACACAAACCCTGTGCAGACGCAAACCCCCAAGGCGAACCCGAAAACTCCCATCACTAGTACCCAAAATACTGTTTCCCACATTGGTCTTCTCCCTTGGTTTGAAATCTAATGAATCAAAGTACATCAAAGATGCAGCACAAGCTACAGCAATGACAAACTTGATGATCGTATTCATTTGCTTTCAGCAGCCAACAAGTCGAGTTCAAGGGACTTCATCTGGTCTTGAAGAATATTCATCTCTTGTTCCATCTGAGTAATCTTCTTCTCCAAACGCTTTCTGGTCATGCTCTCTGCATGGCTCCACCCGATAACAACTGCTTGATTAGCAACCTTGGTGATTAACTCTTTCATGTCAGACCTTGAAAGAATGCCGCCAGCGTAGCAAGCTGGCACAAACTTGTGTGCGAGTTCTGCAATCTCTGTCTCTATAGTCATGCTGTTTCTCCTTGTGGTTGTGGGGTATGCCATGCGGATTGCAGGGCGGTGAAGTTCATAGGCTCAACTGTGACAGTGGACAGGAACAGACCCTTGCCATGCAGCTTGCGACCCCAATCGTCTGTAGCCTTGGTATTGGTCAACTCTTTACGCTTAACAGCGTTGTAGACGCTTGTAGCCTTGTAGCCAGCCTCTACCAACTCATCCATCGTGCGATGCTCTTGGCAGAAGTCTTGAAGGTCGGTCAAGATAACCACCATGAAGCTAGAAGGACTGCAAAGCCAATGCCGATAGCAATGGCGGTGAGAATGTCGGGGGCAGAATCAGAGCGGCGGTCTAATCGCCTTGCTTGCTCCATGTAGGGGTGTTGTGTGTGGTTCATTTAAATGTCTCCTTTTATTTAGTTTGAGATAAAGAATCGAAGAAAATTGATGGAACTACATTTTTATCGGCTAAAACAAAGTGATGCTCACCATTACGAAATATTTCTTTTTTGTACTCAATCACCTGACCAATTTGAATTTCTTGCTTATACGGCGAAAGAACTGCAGGAACGCTGCTTACACAAATTGCTTTTTTCATTTCGTTTCTCCTAGTGGTTGTTGATGTTGCCAATCATATAGAGTTGGACTACTAAGTCAACCCCCACCTATTTAATCCCACACACTCCACTAGGGTATTTAATCAGATAGGACTTGACTTATTAATCCAATGTTCCCTAGAATCCTTGTCCATGAACACTCCAACTATGCAAACCATTGAATCCATTAAGGAAAAAGCTGAATCTGCTGGCTTCACCATCACTGATGTTGCCCGTCATGCTGGCTTTGACCCCTCTCAGGTATCCCGCTACGCCACTGGTAGAACAATACCACTCGTGACTTCAATACAACGGCTAGAAGAATCGGTAGATTCCCTAATTCAGTTGCGTCTGAAGGCTTTAAGTGGGGGTGCAGAATGACAGTTATCTCAACAGTCTTTTCCCCCAAACGCATCATTGGCATTGATGTAGGACTCAACGGGGCTATTGCAATGCTTAACGGCGAGTCGTTGATGGGTGTAGTCGATATGCCCACAGTGTCCCTAGACCGCAATGGCAAAACCAAGAGGCAGATTAGCATCCCTGAACTGGTGGAAATCATTGAGACATTTAAGCCTGAAGAGGCATTTGTAGAACGGGTCTTTGCAATGAGTGGGCAGGGCGTAACAAGCGTCTTTAGCTTTGGGCGCAGCCTTGGGGCTATAGAGGGTGTTCTAGCCGCTAGGCTCATTAAGACTACCTTGGTGACCCCACAGGCTTGGCAGAAGGCTATGGGAGTCTCAGGGGGCAAGGATGGTGCAAGGGCAAGGGCAATGGAAGTGTTCCCTTGGCAATCTACATTGTTTAAAAGAGTTAAAGATGATGGTCGTGCTGATGCGGCACTAATAGCAGCTTGGGGGCTAAGACATGGATGACAAAGAACGGCAGACCTTGCGCCAGCATATCGTCTGGCTAGGCTCACAGCTTGAGCAAGAGCGTAGGCAAAACCAACAGACTGCAGTCTTCATCAAGCGTCTTCTAGACCCCGAAGACTTGGGTCATGCAGTCTCAAATGAAACAAGGCAAATAGCCTATC